TCAATGTGTCGGCTCGTTGAGCCTCCCTGCCACGATTTCCAGTGCCCGTTGCCAGCGCCGCCAGGCGGTCGTTCGGTCGCAGGCGAAGCGCAGCGTGATCTCACGCCACCCGTAGCCTTTGGCCCGCATCCACACGAGGTGGCGCTGCTCGACCTCCAGCCACTGCACCCAGCGCATCGCCTCCAGCATGCGGTCGATGGCCTGGGGGCTGGGCGGGAAAGGCCGGTAGACCTTCTCGTCCGCAGCGAAGGCTTCCCACTCGCGGCGCACGATGGCGGGCCACGTGTTGATGTAGCCCTGCACGCGGATGGGCGGCAGGCGCCGTCCCGTGTTGGCCGCATCCTCGAAGCGGGCCGCCACGTCTTCCTTGGTCCAGTCAGCCACGGCGCTTGCCTCCCTCGCCGTATAGCCGCTCACCAATGCGGCGTACCAGCTCACGTTCGAGGAAGTCCAGACGCTCGTCGGATTCGTTGACCACGAGAATCCGCTGCTCCCGCCAGCCCTGCCGCTTGAATGCTTCGAGGTCGGTGACCTCGGGCTGTGTACGGGCCAGTGCGGAACGGTAGGTCGGTGTGGGAATCTTCATCTCACGCCTCCTGCGTCTCGGCCGCCCAGTACAGGATTGCCAGGGCATCGGCTTCGTTGTCGTCGACTGGCTCATGGCCGCGCTTGCTGACGGACGCGATGATCTCGTCTTTACTGGCGTTGCCCTTGCCGGTCGCATGCTTCTTGATCGTGCCGACCGGAACGCCGATGTACGGAATGTTGTGGTGCTCGCACCAAGCGCTCAGGTGTCCGAGCAGACCGCCGTAGATATGCGCGGCGTCCACGCCCGCGTGCCGGCGCACCTCCTCGAAATACACCACGTTGATATCGCTGCAGGAGAGCTTCAGCTCGTTGAGCCAGCGCTTGAAGCGCAGGAAGCGCATGCCGCCACCTTCAAACCGCTTCGGCTTGAAATCCTGCGTGCCGCTGGTGATGCTGCCGTCCAGGTACTGCAATGCCCAGCCGGTCTTGGTGCCCAGGTCGAGGGCCAGAATCGTCGTGTTCATGTGTTGGAAATCGTCATGTCCGGTCGTTGTGACCGAACGTGACCCACGTCCGGATTAACTTCTACGCGTGCGCGCACGCACGTAAAGAGAACAATCCTCATGACGGTCACGTTCGGTCACACCGGTGTGTTCAGTCGTCCCGATACGGCAGGCGACCGCCGTAGTCCTTGGCCTTGAGCGAGAGGCCGGCGAGGCCCTTGACGCCGTAGTTGAGCCGCGTGCGCTCGAAGCCGCGGTTGGCGAGCTGCTGCGCCAGCCACCGGCTGGTCCCCACGTACTCGCCGCGCCGGCCCGCCCACTCCTGCCAGCGCAGGAACACGTCGGCCACGGCGACGCGCGCCTGGGCGTGGCACTGCGCCTCCTCATCGAGGAAGTCGCCGATGGCGTCCTCCTCGTCGAAGTACTCTTCCGTGGCCGACCGCACGCAGGCGGGCGGATCCAGGCGCTGGCGCTGCCAGGCGAGGCAGCCCTCGATGGCCCAGGCCAGGATCCCGTCGCGCTCCTTGAGCAGCTTCTCGGTGAGCCGGCCGTCGCGACGCTCGGGCGGCACCGTCACCGTGAACGGAATCAGGTGCAGCCGTCGCTTCATCGCTTCGTCCACGTTGCGGATCGCGGGCTTGTGGTTGCCGGCGATCAGCAGCTTGAACTGCGGCAGGTAGTCGAAGAAGTCCTGGCGCATAAAGCGCGCGGACACCTTGTCGCCGCCGGTGATGGCCTTGACCTTCGACTCGTTCCAGCGACGGCCCTGCTCGGTCTCGATGGACGACACCAGCCGCGAGCCGCGCAGCCCGGCCAGTTCGGTCGGGTGACGGTCGCCGCGTGCCTCCATGAAGGTGTCCATCGGCGCGTTGGCTGCGTAGTCGCCCAGGATCGTGGCCAGCACATTCACGAAGACCGACTTGCCGTTGGCGCCGGTGCCGTACAGGAAGAACAGCGCATGCTCGCTGGTCACCCCGGTCAGGCAATAGCCGACCACCCGCTGCAGGTAGGCCGCCAGGTCCGTGTTGCCGCCGGTGATGTCGGAGATGAACGCCAGCCACGCCGGGCAGCCCTCGCCGTTGCGCCCGCGCGGAGTCGCCGTCGTCACCTTCGTCATGCGGTCCTCACGCCGATGGGGGCGCAGCTGTCCTGTGCGCAGGTCGACCACGCCGCCTGGGGTGTTGAGCGCCCAGACGTCGGCATCCCACTCGTCGGCGGTGGCCGCGTGTTTCGGGTCCGAACGGGCGATCTTCTCGACCGACGCGATGGTCGACGAGCTCGCCAGCTTGGACTTCTGGCGTGCCATTTCCGCCTTGAGCGAGGCCGCCCGGCAGATGCCGCGCGCCAGGTGGGTGACGTAGAGCAGCTGATCGGGATTCCAGCGCACACCGGTCCACACCAGCCACTTGCCCCACAGCGAGCAGTACCGCCAGTCGTCGCCGTAGCGGCGCGTGAAGGCCGTGGCCAGCCCGTCCTCGGTCTCCCAGTCGACGTCATCCAGCAGGTCCGCCGGCAGGGATGCGTCCGCCACCAGCGTCATGGGTACCCGCGCGCCGACGGCCAGGTAGCCGCTCACGTCGAACCCTTCGGCGATGGCATCAGCCGCGTCCCAGCCCTCCGGCTTGTCTTCGGGCGGTAGCAAGACGGCCACCGACACCGCGCCCGCCTGCAGGATGGCCTGCGATGCGTGACCGGCATACTCCCAGCCCGGCTTGTCCCGGTCGGGCCAGATCAGCACGGCCTTGCCGGCCAGGGGCGACCAGTCGGTCTTCTCCACGGGCGCGTTCGCCCCGTGCATTGCCGTGGTGGCAACGATGCCGGCGTCGATCAGGGCCTGGGCGCATTTCTCGCCTTCGACCAGCACGACCTGCGTGGCGCTCGCCAGTCCCGGCTGGTTGTACAGCGGGCGCGGCTCAGGCGGGGCCATCTTGCGGCGCTTGGCATCCCACGGCCGGAACTCCTTGCCCCGGCCGGGCGGGGCGTAGCGGTACACCACGCCGATCAGCTTGCCGGTGGCGTCCAGATAGTCCCACTTGGCCGTGGCGGGGCCCAGGTCGTCCGTGGGTGGGTCCTTGCGCTTGCGCCGTACCGGCTGCGCGCGGGCCTGCCCGAGCAGTTGCAAGGCGTGTTCGAGCACCCGCGAGAAGTCGGTGGACACACGCAGGCCCGCCCAGGCGGCAATGAGATCGAAGATGTCGCCGCCGTCGCCGGTCGCGCGATCCGTCCACAGGCCCGCCTTCTCGCCATTGAGCACCACCTCCAGGCTGTCGCCCGGGCTGCCGAGGATGTCGCCGATCACGAACGTGCCGCGTCGCTTCTTGCCGGCCGGGAACAGCACGCTCAGCACGAATTCCAGGCGGGCGAGCAGCGCCGCGCGAATCTCGTCGCGCTGGGCGTCCAGTTGGCCGGTCACCAGCGGGATCTCGTTGAAGTCGATCATTGCGCGCCCTCCCCCGGCATGCCGGCGGCAGGGTCCGTCTCGCGCGGCTGCAGCGCGGCGTTCGCCAACCAGGCCGTGAGCTCGGACAGGCGATAGCGCACCAAGGCACCCAGCAGGTAGTGCGGGATCCGGTAGCGCGCGCGCATGGTGTGGTCGGCGAACCAGTAGTACGGCAGCCGCAATGCGGCCGCGGCCTCCTTGGCGTCGATCATCGGCTCGCCCGTGTCGGTTGGACGCGCTTGATTGGTGTGGTTCATGCGTGCGCCCTCCAGCAACGGTCCTGCCACGCGCACATCCGGCATTCGAAGTGGGTCGGGTCGCTGAACGCGCGAGGCAGCAGTTCGCCCGCGTCAGTCGCGCAGATCACCTTCACCGCGCGATCGGACATGCGCTGGGCCAGCGCCGCATCAAACGGCACGAACTCGGCGTAGAGCTCCATCGTGTCGGCGTTGAGCGCCGTGAAGAGCGCCGGTTGCTTGTGCAGCTCGAGATACGCCTGATACAACGCGACCTGGGCGGCATAGACTGGCTTGGCCACGGCGAGCTTGTGCTTCTGCAGGTCACGCCAGGACTTGTTGCCGAGGCACTTGTTCTCCCACAGCATCGGGTAGCCGAAGCCCTCGGGGCCCGCGACGATCACGCCATCGATGTGCCCCTTCAGGCGGCCGTCAGCGGCCGCGAAGCCGAATTGGTCGCCGTTGGGCTTGCGCGTGCGCAGGTCGAACCCCGCGCCACGCAGCCAGTCGACCATGCAGTCCTCGATCACGTGACCGCGCTCGAAGATGCGCAGCATCCGGCCGCCATGCTCGCGGCCGTAGTCGACCGGTGCCTGGGCGAACTCGTACTGCAGCGCACGCTCGCAGGCCACGCCCAGGCGCGACGCGCCTAGGTACTGGCGCACCGGCTCGCCCGCGCGGGCACGCTGCAGGCCGATGTCGACCAGCGAGGCCACCCGCCCGGAGAGGCTCGCCGAGGAATTGAAATCCAGCATCACGCGTCCCCCTCGGTGGTCTCCCACGGCAGCTCTTCGAGCTCGGCGAACGGATCCCGCGCCGTGGCCTTGGCAGCCGCGCCGCCGCGCACCGGCGGCATGCGGGTGGTCTCGTGGTGCTCGACCATGGCTTCGGTGTAGCGGGTCACGATGGCGTCGATGACGCGCAGCGCCTCGGCCTCGGTGTAGGCCGTCAGCGGCTTGGTGAAGCCGATCTCTTCGGCCACCCGGCCGAATGCCTTCAGGCACGTGCGCATGGCCGTGCGTTCGATGTCGGATGCGTCAAGCATGCTGCCCTCCCTGTGCTGTCCCTCCATGGCCCGACGCCAGTTGCCGTACAGCGCGTGAAACGCGTCCTGGCAGCGGCGCGAGCAGAACACCCAATCGGGTACAAAGCGCCGGGGATTGCCGACCCCATGACGGGTGTCGGCGTGCGTGAATCCCCGGGCCTGCCGTTTGCAGACCCAGCATTTCATTCCTCCCTCACTGGGCCCAGGCGGGCTTGGCGGTCACGGGCGCGCGCTGCGCGGTGGGCGCGGCACGGGACGGCACAGGCTGCGCGGGTGCGCCGGACGTGCCTCCACCGGGGTTGGTCTTGGGCGGCACGCCCTTGAGCCGGGCGTATTCCGGGTGGTCGGGCTCGATGGCGAGCCGGATCACGTTGCGGTCCTCGCCCTTGGGATCCTTTTCGATGTCGACGCGGACGATGAACTCCAGCCCGTCGAGCTCGTGGAAACCCTGGATACGGCGCGCGGCGGCGGCCTGCGGCGAGTTGTCCTGCGGGTGGACGTTGCGGGCGCTGTTGAGCGCCGCACGCACGAAGCTGCGCCCCATCTGGCCCCAGGTCGCGCCCTTGGGCGAGTGCAGGCCGATGTTGCTCCACAGCTTGCGCTTGGCGTGCTCGCCACCGGTCACGACGAATTCGGCGGCCAGGTAGACCGAACCGGTCTCGAACGACTCGCTCGCGTAGCCGCCCACCCAGCCCTGGGAGGGGTCGTCATAGCCGCCCGGCTTGAGGATCATGCGCACCGGCACCAGCGTGCCTTTCGGGATCAGGTCGAAGCCTTGCTGCTGGTCAGCGTCGTTGAAGTCTTGCCAAGCGTTAGTGGTCATTGCGGTATTCATTCGATGTGCTCTGCGTGTTCGGTGGTGTTCGGGGTTGCGTTCAGGTGGGTGGCCAGGTGGCCGGCGCCCGCGCACTTGGCGATCAGCGCGCCCAGGTGCGGCGGCTCCAGCAGGTCAAGCCGGCCGCTGCGGTCCTTGGCGGGAAAGCCGAACGGATTGACGGTCTGGGTGACGAAGGCGCGGTAGCTGCTGCCGTCCTCGGCCTTGATCTCGGCGAGCGTCACGACCTCGTCCACGATGCCGGGCAGCTCCAGCCCGGTCTTGCTGCCCTCGATCTGGGGCACGAAGACCTTGCGGTTGAAGTCGTCGAGCCGCTCGTCGAGGATCGCCACGAAAACCACGTTCTTGCCGCGGGCGTGCTGCAGGTGCGTGAGCGCCCCGACCATTTCCTGGCCGAGCAGGCCGTAGGCCGCGCGCACGTCAGGCTTGCCCGAGCGGTCGCTGGTCGCCCCCGGCTGCGTCTTGCACCACGCAAAGCACTGGCGCGACAGTTGCGTGATCGAGTCGACAAAGAAGGTCTGGTAGCGCTCGAGCTGTGCCGGATCGCCGTACTTCTCGACCACGTGGTCGTAGTGCGCCTGCGAGAACGCGCTCTGCGGCGGCAGCGACTGGTCGGGGCCCGCGAGGAACGCGAAGAAGTCGCGGGTCTCTGGCCAGGAGGCAGGACGAATGGTGTCGCCCGGCCAGTCGGCCACCGACAGGTCACCTGCTTCGACGTCGATGAACAGCGTGGTGGCCGGATCGAGGTCCTTCAGGCGCGTGGTCTTGCCGATGCCGCTCTTGCCGAGCAGCAGCAGCTTCACGCCACGGCGCTCGGCCATGCGCGCTTGGGCGCTGACGATGGGGAGCCGGTTCATGCTGCCACCTCATCCAGGGTCAGCGTGAACGAAGGCTTGCCCGGCTCCGCCGTGCGCGCGTCGGCGAACTGCTGGCGCAGCGCGGGCGGCCAGTTGTTGTAGCGCGACTCCGGCACCGTCAGCTTGATGTCGAGGTATGCCTCGGGGCGCTCGCCGGCCGCGACAATGCGCTCGGCGATTTCGGTCAGCTGCTTCTGGCTCCAGCTGACCTTCTTGGGCAGCTCGAACTTGATCCGCAGCGGACCATCGGCAATGTGGACCGTGCCGAAGTCGCGCTCGGATGCGCGCAGCGCCTCGCGGGCCTGATCGCCGTAGCACAGTTCCAGCGCGGCATCGAGCTTGGCGCGGGCGGTCTTGAGCCACGCGATGGCCGCATCGAGGTTGGCGTCGAGCTCGTGCTTGCGCTTGGGCGAGAGCTTGGCCAGGTCGGCCACGGACATTCCGGCGATGTCAGCCGGCAGCAGGGTCAGATTGGTCATGGCGGCCTCCTCAGTGATACGCACGAACCGACGTCGAATTGCGCGAGACGCGCCGCTCGAAGGCTTCGATTTCGGAGATCAGGTAGGTGACGCGGGAGCCGAGCTTGCAGAAGACGGGGCCAAGCTGGTCCTGGCGCCAGCGCTGCAGCGTCTTGACCGACAGCCCCCAGCGCTTGGCGAGCTCGGTCTCGTCCAGCGCGGCACGCACAGGGGCCGGTGCCTCATGCCGGCGGGTGTGGCGACCCAATTGAACAGGTGAGGAAAGAATTGCCATGAAGAGAGTCCTCTTGTTGAAAGAGGCTCTATTTCATTGCCCGACGCCTTGGGCTTGGGCGAGCGAATTTTGGGTTTTGACGAGTTCGCAGATCGGACTCGCGGACAGCGTGCAAGCCGCAAAGCCTTGCCCCATATAGAACCCGGCTTGCGTTTCGCTTATTTCGATTTCGTTTGTTTCGAATAGAATCGCGTCCCTTCCCGAATTTGCCGATACGAGCGCGCCCCCATGAACGTCTCTTCCATCACCAGAGTGCTGCCCTCCGAAGAGGACGTGGCGTTGGCGCGGGAGGCTCGACGCGCACTGGCTACCGTGTTTGAGGCCGGCTCCGGCGTTCGCCAGGTGGACTTCCGCGACGGCAGCGGGCGCGTGCGGAGCGTGCAGATGCCGGCCGCGGCGCTGCAGTTGCTGCAGGACGTGCTGAACCAGATCGAAAAGGGCTGCGCGGTGTCCGTCGTGCCGGTGCATGCGGAACTCACCACCCAGGAGGCCGCTCAGATGCTCGGGGTGTCCCGCCCATTTTTTGTGCAGATGCTGGAGAAGGGCGACATCCCGTTCCACAAAATCGGCACGCATCGCCGTGTGCGTTACCGGGATGTCATCGACTACAAGAAGCGCCTGGACACGCAGCGTCGCGAGGCGCTGGAGGCATTGGCCGAGCAGGCTCAGGCGCTCGATATGGGGTACTGACGCCGGCACTGCCGGATGCCACACCAAAAACAAGAACGGGGAGCCACACATGGCCAGGAAGATCCTGACCAACGCGAGCAATCTGCTCGATCTCATCGAACACGCGCCGGTTGCCGTGCTGCGGGTGTTCAGCGGCCTGCCCGAGTGCGAGGCACTGAGCCGCGGATTCGACTGGTCGCAAGACGAATCCACCCTGGCGGGCGCGCTGCTGGAGCACATCCGGCACCTGCGCCGCGAGCAGCGCGAGCCCGCCGAGCGAGAGGCACTGCGCATCGTGCGCCTGGCTTCGTCGCGCGGTGCGGCCATCCTCACCAGCGTGGCGGACCAGCTGAACGACGCCGATCTGTTCGCCACCTTCCTGTCTCAGCCCGGTGGCGAATTCGGGCGCGCATTCCGACGCGACCGCACGTCTGTTCGAGATCGCCGAATCGATCTTGAACACCGCTGACATCCGGGGCAACAAGCGGCTCTACGACGCCTTCGATGTGCCGTGCGACGATCCGCCGCCCTTCCTGTGGAACGACAAGGTGAAGCGGGAGCTGGAGGCAGAGCTCACGCGGGCGATGCGTCTGGCCGAGCCCTGCGAGGTCGTACACGTCGCGTTGGCGGACGAGCGGGACGATGGCGAGGCATCGGTTGCGCACTGCCTGGTGGTGCGCTTCGCTGGCGAGCAGGTCACCGCGGTGCAGGTCGTCAATCGGAACCGCCGCAGCTTCTGCTACTTCCCGGCCCGCGACGCCACGCTGCTCTACGCGCCCGGCCGCAAGGTCGTCGAGGTGTACGCGCACACGCTATCCACCCGGGCGCCGCTCGCCAACGTGCTGTCCGCGCACGGATTCAAGGTGCCGCTGTCCAGCCGGCCGCTCAACCGCTCGCGCTACGACCTGTCCCGGTTCGCCCAACCCTTGAAGGGGGTGAAGCCGCGCCTGGACGGCGCGAAGGTAGAGCGCCTGTATCTGGCCGAAGCGCGCGCACTGCTCGGTCACGCCAGCGATGCGGTGACCGTGCATCTCGACAGTGGTGCGGAACTGCACGATGTGATGAGCGAGCTGTGGGGCAACCATCCCTTCTCGCAGCCGGCGGCCATCCTGGGCGTCACCCTGGTGGCGGATCTGGTGTTCGCGGGGGAAACCACGGAAACGCCGCTGTCCATTGTGCTGGCCGAGCCGGGGCGCTGCAGCCTGCAGAGCGAGCGCGACCTGCGTCTGCGGCTCGCCGGCACGCAACTGCTGGAAGCGCTGGGGGTGTTAAAGCCGCTCAACCCCGGTTCCGGCATGGACGATCCGGACTTGATCGGGCAGGTTGCGCGGCTGCTGGAATGCGCTACCAGCCCGATGGACGGCTTTGCTCTCGCCCAGTTGGGCATCGACATTGAGCGCTTCGAGGACGAGGGCATCCTTACCGAAGGTGACCGGATCACGCAGAAGGTGGTCGAGCTGGCCGATGGCATGCGCAGTGCGGTGCCGCTTGAGCGCTGCGCTGATGCGAATTTCGTGCGCTACCGCGATCCCCTGACCGGGGACGACGTGATGCTGCCCGCCAAGCATGCGCGGCGCTGGAAAGTCCACCTGAACTGGCTGCGCGAGGAGATCATCACCGCGCTCGGTAGCACGCTGCAGGGTGTGCGGGGCCGGCACCTCGACGACGAGCCGGTGTTCCTCGGCGAACTCGACGTCGACGGCTCGCCCGTCGCGCTGTATTTCGCCACCCGCATGGCCAGCGAGCGCCAGTACGCCCGGGTCGATGCCGCGCTGCGGCTGCGCCCGCGCGCCGTGCCCGGCATTGTGCTGACCACATCGGCAGCGCCGTTTCCGTTTGCGGGCACGAACGTGGTGGTGCCGGTCCAGGACATCCTCTCGCCCGCCCAGTCGGGCACGGCCATTGATCTCGCGCGTTTGAAGGTGCTGTACCGGCACGGCCACCAGGCGGCGGTGGGTGGCACCGCCATCAGCCTCAAGGTTTCGGCGGATGGGTATGCAGCGCTGCTGTCCGTTCCTGGCCGAGCGCCCTGGCGCGTCACAAGCAAGGCCAAGATCGCCGTGCTACAGCGCCTGGTGGACGCCTACGCCGCTGGCACGCCGCACGTGAACACCAAGAAGCTGATGGAGGACACCGGCTGCGCGACGCCCGCGAACCTGTTCTCCAAGTCCTCGCCGTGGCGCGATTATCTGGTGAAGGTCAAGGGCGCGCACGCGTGGCAACTGCACCTGCCGAGCGTCGAGGAGCCGTTGGACGATGAGACCACGGAAGCGCAAGTCCTAGCAGGCTGAAGTAGGTGGCTGGCTACGCCGGCCACCACCGCACGCCCGGCGCATCGGTTGTGCAGCAGTAAAGGGCCAGCATGGCCGCCTCGGATTCGAGGATTTCCACCGGAAAGCACGTCGCGCCCGCGAATGCCAGGTAGCGCGCGCGGTGCTGCCCATTGCGGAAGGACACCACCCCCTTCTCTTTCCAGTCCCATCAGCCCAAGGAAGCTTCGGCACTTCCGTCTTTTGAAGCTGATGAGCGGCATCTCGGGGATATTAGGTTGTGCGGGATCGAGAAGATCGCGGATGCCATTGCGCTTGCCGGCGTGCCAGTGCTGCACGAGCGGCAGTACGTAGTCGGTTGCGTCGCGATCGGCGCACGCGAGCAGTTTGGCCGCATCCACAAGGATGACCTGGTGCAGGGGGGGCCTCGGGAGCGAACGCACGCTGCAGGCACACAAAGACGTATGGCTTGTGATCGCGGAGCGGGACTTCCCAGACCTCGGTGTCGCACAAATCGTGTAAGGCGAATTGCATGGTGCAGAAACAGGCTGCGCAAGCATTGATTGCGCCGTCAAACAAGAACGGGCCGCGTGGCGGACCGCTCGTTCCATCCTAGGCGACCGAGAGGCGGTTTGTTACGACGCCGATGCCTGCGGCGCGTTGGCGGAATGACCCGCGCGCCCGATTACTCTCCTTTGCTATCCGCTTCGGACGATCCGGTCCACCATCCATGGCCGTTTCATTCCCCGAAGCTGTCATGAAGTCCATCGAACTACCCTGCCCTTCCCGACTCTCGGCCGGCGAGCGCGCCGCCGAGATCACAAGCATCCTGGCTTCCGCCATCGTCCGCACACTCGTTGCGCCACCGGCTGCGGAGAACGAGGTTGGACTTGGCTTTGTGCCCGACCAGCGCGTACATGCAACTCCCTATCAACGAGAGACGTTGTGATGAACGCCAACCCAACCTCCATCGCTGCCCGCATCGCCGAACTGGGCCGTGCCCCCATGCCCGAGCTCTGGAAGCTGTGGGATCGGTACTTCGACTACCGTCCGGCCAAGCCGAACCGTGATTTCATCGAATCGCGCATCGCCTACAAGCTGCAGGAGGAAGCCTTCGGCGGGTTGTCGCCGGCCACGCGCGAGCGCCTGGAGCGCGTCGGCGCCTCGCACTCGAAGATCCCCAAGCGTGCACCCTCGCGCGAACTGCACTTCGTCCCCGGCACGGTCATCTCGCGCGAATGGGGCGGGCGCGAGCACAAGGCGGTCGTCACCGCCGAGGGCTGCTTCGAATACGAGGGCAAGCCATTCAAGAGCCTGACCGCCCTGGCGCGGCACATCACCGGCACGCACTGGTCCGGACCGCTGTTCTTTGGCCTCACCAAGGGAGGCGCCCGATGATCAGGGCCGTGCAAATCGCCGCCACGAAGCCGCGCAAGTGCTGTGCGGTGTACTGCCGCGTCTCGACTGACGAGAGGTTAGATCAGGAATTCAACTCCATCGATGCGCAGAAGGAGGCAGGTCACGCATTCATCGCTAGCCAGCGCTCCGAAGGCTGGATCTCAGTGGCCGACGACTACGATGACCCAGGGTTCTCCGGCGGCAACACCGACCGACCCGGCCTGCGGCGCTTGCTGGCGGACGTCGAGCGCGGGCGCATCGACATTGTTGTGGTCTACAAGATCGACCGCCTGACCCGCAGCCTGGCCGACTTCTCCAAGATGGTCGAGGTGTTCGAGCGTCACGACGTGTCGTTCGTGTCGGTGACCCAGCAGTTCAACACCACCACGTCGATGGGCCGGCTGATGCTCAACGTGCTGCTGTCCTTCGCCCAGTTCGAGCGCGAAGTCACGGGCGAGCGGATCCGCGACAAGATCGCGGCGGCCAAACGGAAGGGGTTGTGGATGGGCGGCGTGCCGCCCCTGGGCTACGACGTGCGTGATCGCCAACTGGTCGTCAACGAGGCCGAGGCGGCGGTGGTGCGTCGTATCTTCGAGGAGATGCTCACTATCGGGTCGCCCACGCAGATCGCCGCGCGCCTGACCGCCGAAGGCATCACGACCAAGGCGTGGACCACGCAGGATGGCCGCGCCCGCTACGGGGCCAGCATCGACAAGAAGTACCTGTCCAAGCTGCTGCGCAACCGCATCTACCTGGGGGAGCTATCGCACAAGGGAAGCTGGTATCCGGGCACGCATCCGGCCATCGTCGACGCGGAGCTGTGGAAGCGGGTCCACGATGTGCTGTCGACGGACAGCCATGCCCGGTCGACGGGGACCAAGGTGCTGGCGCGCACCGACGCGCTGCTGCGCGGTCTGCTGTACACACCGTCTGGCGAGCGGATGTACCCGACCTACTCGCGCAAGAACGGCCGACAGTATCGGTACTACGTGTCAAAGTCAGAGAGCCGCTTCGGGGCGCCGGGCAAACGCTACGAGCGGCTGCCGGCACCGGAGATCGAGGGGGCCGTGGTCGCGCAGATTCGCACCGTGCTGACCAGCCCGGAGGCGGTGGCTGCGGTGGTTCAGCACATCCAGCGCAACGGCGCCCAGGTCGATGAAGCATCAACGGTGATGGCGATGGGCCGGCTCGATGACGTGTGGGAGCGGCTCTTCCCCGCCGAGCGGCACCGCATCGCCAACCTGATGATCGAGCGCGTCGAGCTCGTACACGACGGGGAGCGCCAGGGGATCAAGGTGAAATGGCGGGAGGTCGGGTGGGACGCGCTGATCGGGGAGTTCGTGCCCGGCAAGATCGGGGCAGAGATGCTGGAGGTGGAGGCATGACCGGCGGCGCACTGGAGACATTCGTGCCGGTGGCGTTCCGGCGCCGGGGCGCGCGGCGGGTCGTTGCTGATGACCGGACGACCCACGACACGACCTTGCTGCAGGCGCTGGCGCGGGGCTTCTACTGGCAGCGTCTGGTGGACACCGGCGTGATGAAGAGCGGTGCGGCCATTGCGCGGGCGGAAGGGCTCCACCCGACGGCGGTCAACGAACTGATGCGGCTGACCTTGCTGGCGCCGGACATCATTGCGAAGCTGCTGGCCGGTCGGCAACCGCGGAGCATGACGCTGTGGTGGTTCCAGCACAATCCGCTGCCGGTGGATTGGGGTGCCCAGCGCCAGCTCGTGGCTCGTTTCGAGGAGGAGACGACATGAGCCGGAATCATCGCGGCCGGATCCTGGGGGAGCCGATCACTCGATCGCTGCCAGCGCCGGCCGGCGGCGTCCAGTTGGAGACGTTCGTGCCGTGGACGCTGGTCAAGCGCGGGTCGAAGAAGCAGGTCATCACGCCGCTGGACGCCCCGCAGGAATTCGCCATCGAGGCTAGGCGGGAGCAGCGGGACCGGGACGCGGCGCAGGATACGCCGCTGATGCGGGCGCTTGGCCTTGCGCACTACTGGCAGCGTCTGCTGGATGAGCGGCGCTTCGCTTCTGTAGCTGAGATCGCTGAGGCTGAAGACATAGACGTTTCGCGGGCGTACCGGCTATTGCGTCTGACGTTGTTGGCCCCTGCGATCGTCGAGCAATTGATCTCCGTGTCGCGGCCCGCATTGGGGCCAATAATGCGTCGTACTTGGTCACGCGAGTGGCGTACCCAAATCGAGGCCTTGAATTCGATGTTATATCTGCGGACGGAGAGTGACGTACAAAGCAGGGAAATTCGTAGTTTCCTGTTGGGGGCTGATGTACGAAGGGGATGGGTAGAAAACGCATATATAGCGGAAGTCCGTGAATCATGTTAGGTTTGAGATTTTCCTCTTGATTGAGTTCGCATGAAACGCTCGAGAAAACCCTCAATGGCCGCCGTGATTGATATTCTAAAATCGCAGCCCCACAAATCTGAAAATCGCGATTGGTCGGGTTTTGAGGAGCATGTTCAGCAAGTTTATCAAAGACTTCTGGATCTCAAGGGAGAGGATGTGCTTGTCGCACGCGACGTTACTATCCGTGGCCGAAACGGCCTCGAACATCAGATTGATGTTTATTACGAGTTTGAGTTGACGGGGCTCCGACATCGTGTGGCAATCGAGTGCAAAAATATGCAACGCCCGGTGGACAAGGATCGTGTTTTAGCTTTCTCCGCGAAGATAAATGACTGCCCCGGAGTGCGGGGGTGCATGATTGCGGCAAATGGATATCAAAGTGGTGCGAAGAAATTCGCTGACGACAATGGCATTACAGCCTTGACTCTGGGCGACCTGCCGTCTCTAGGTAAGCTATTGGGAATGCGCTTAGAAATGGTCGTAATCCCAGCGGAAACGAGTATCGGCCAGCCCTTCTGGACGTTGTATGAGTTGGAGACCGGCGCACCGGCGGGGCATCTGCAGAACGGCGAAACTTACGGACTACTTTTCTTTTCGAAAAGGGAGGCAGAGAATTTTTTCAAGTTCCGATCATATAGCCCGGCGTGGGCTGTGCGCGGCCTGTCCCAGGAGAACTTGCGTGCCTTTATCCTCACCGTCGATGCGATGAATGGACGCTATTTAATGGCTCAAACAATAGAGCTTCCAGACGGCACTTGCGATTTCGTGGGCCAAGAGATTGACCGCAAGATGCTGATTTCTGAGTTCTACCATGGGTCCGGCACGATTCCAGAGGAGCCTATGGTGATGCCTTCGCTACGGAAGCGTCGGGCAGCACGAACTTGATCGTTATCAGTTGTTCTTCCATGTGGGCCAGCAGGCCAACTGCCGCCACGGCCTCGGCAACCCACTGCCCAGTGCCCTTCTATTCGCCGTGCGATAGAGGGGCAACACGGCAGTAAGTCACTCGCGCCGACTACTCGTTGAAAATGGAAGTGAGAAGAGGCATGCGGCTGAGGGTGTTACGCAATGCAACTTTGGTGTCATCATCCACCTCACTAGGGAGCACCTTAGTAATGGCGGCGACAATTGAATCCAGCTTGCTTTTCTGCTTTCTTTCCTTCTCTGTCGCGACTCGCCCCTGCATTTCCTCAAAATTCGCAGCCTTGCTGTGCTGCTTTTGATATGTTGCATAGTCCTTTTCAGGAACCCACGCCACATATTGCTGCATGGCACTTTGCACAAACTCTTCAAAAGCCTTCTCGTCCGACATCGCACCAGGAACGTAATCTTGAGTTCCAACTCGGGAGTAAAGATTCCCTACCAACCACCCCAATTTCGCCCTAAACTCATCTCGCAATTCAAGAATCTTAGCGCCCAAACACAGGTCGTAATGTTCATACGCCCTGATAGCTATAGACAGATGAAGCTGCGCACAGCAATCAACATCAAGCCCATGATCTGGGCTAGCTTTTAAAAAAAAGTTCTGCGTATCGTTATTATTGAAAAGTTTTACAAACAGATCTTTAAGTGCCCTTCTGTGAGCCTCACTACAGAACACCTGATTATCAAAAACGAACTTCTTCTCGTAGCTGTCGAGAGCTCGTTTTACTATGAGGCTCATCGGCCGAACGGCGGCGAGCGTGAGATATCGAGACTTGCAGGGCTTGCCACCCCTCCGAACGAGGTCGCAGCTCTGCGTTAGCACTTGAAAATACCGATAGTCCTCATTCGCATAGTGTGGATGAACGGTCTGGATAAGGCGCAAGAGCTCTGGCGTTTTGCGTAAAATATCGCCTTGACGCAACTGGTCTAGCTCTGGCTCGGAGTATGTGAAGTGCAGCATGCCCGCACTCTCAAACTTACTTGGTTGGCTTTCGCAGCTTCGAATTCAACGACAGGTATTTATCCGAACTGGAAGAGATTGAACCCACATAGCGTTGCGAACGCCCTTCGGCGCCGACCTGGATGGAAACACAAGTTTGAGGTTGGGCCATTGCAACCACATGTGACTGAACGGCCCCTACCCCTGGCTGCTGGTATTCGGCGCTCAACACCAGCGCTGTGCTGTCGAGCTGCCCAATACCCGACGTGATCAAATTTTTCATATTCCCCCCTTATTATTCCAACTCTATTTGATATGCGTTTTCAAGAAACGCGATGGCCTCGGCCTTTTTTGCCAAAAGAACATCCGGCGCAGCTTTCAGTTTCGCTTCCGCCGCAGAAGTGACTTCAAAATGGAAGTTGAATTCAATACGAACATCTGCTCCCACACTCTCTGTAGCCAAATTCAGGATGCCGCCATCTTCCAAGCGGAAAGAACGCTTAACAGCGGCGCTGGTCGATCTATATTTATCAGCATCGATCTTCGGCGAATCCGAAAACAGAAATAGCTCTGCTAGCTGGGGTTCATCGGCAATTTTCCCCGAATACCGGAAATTGACGCCAATGGCGGCAATGGGCGTATGCGGCAAAAGATCGCACACGGTGCCGAAGGTCTGCCCTACTGCCCGTAACGAGTCGTCGTCGAACTGTACACAATCCAACATCAGCGTAGCGGCCATCGGATAAAGATTGACGTTTCCCAGAGTGAGCCGGGGCGGAGCCCCCACACCTGCCGGAATGGTCATAGGAATCGCCAT